CCGCTTTCGTCATACCTGTCGCCTCCTCTTATGCTTCCGCCCGTCAATATTTTCACATACTTCGCAAAGAGCCTGTAGATCATTGCTTCTATGTACGTTGTCCCTTCCGTAATCACAATAGGGGTAGCCAGACAATTGAGCCTGAAGATATCTTCAAGTGCTGCAGAGCGCATCTCTCCTGTGACTCCTGTCTGTGTCCAAGCACTTCCGCTCCACAGGAAAGTTGCAAGAGTAGAGACTCCGGCATTGTAGTAGTTAAGCATCCAGTCATTGACGTTCGGAGTTATCGTGGTTGTGGCTGTTACCGTTCCATTCACGGTTATCACGCCCCCGACAAAGGTGGAGGCGGACACTTCATAGCCTGCGAAGTTCGCGGTTCCTGTAGCCGCGAGACGGCCTATTCCCCTATAACGCGGAGCATTGGACGCTACTATTGTTGTTGCAGTCCCCCCTATCGACACCCCGTCAACAATCCACGTCGTCGTATACTTGTACCACTGCGAAGTGGTCGTCATATACACAGTATCCCCGTATATTTCCCCGGTAAGAGCAGCCAACTCTGTGGAATTTGCAACGTCTCCGTATTGCTTGGCTTTTATTCGTGTCGAATTTGCCAGAGTAACAGAAGGTGCGGCAACTGTGCATCGATAAATCAGGAGAGGCCCGGTGGAGTCATCGAGAAACTCATCTCCTATGACGGCGTTGTTTGTTGCGTTCGCAATTACAAGGGAAGCCCATACAGCGGTCTTGTCCACCGCTATGGACCCTGCCCCCTCCCCCTGCGTCAGCGCCATATCGACAGCCTGAGCCCCCGGGCTCTGCTGCGCGTAGTTCCTCTCTATGGTATTGACCACAGCCCTCACCACAGGAGCAGGAACCAAGGAAGCATTCTTCGTGATCCTTGAATTATGAGCGCCTATTCCAGCCTCTGCTGTATAAACTCCCGCGTTGTATTCCACCAACGTCAGCTTTGCGGAGAAGTCGTCGTTCAACTCGGTGGCGACAACCAAAGCTTCCGTGGATTCAAAAGCAGTCTCCCCGAAGAAAACAAGTTGCCCCGACTCAACTGCGGAGGTAAGAACACCGACAGGAGTGACGGTATTTGAAAGCGAGGTTCCGGGGTTGCTTATGGTCGCATACTCACTTCCGGTCGCAGTCCTTATTCTGACACAGTAACTCTCCCCTGTCGTATACTGAAACAGTTCATCCGCAATGAAGGAGCTTACGTTCCCGCCGCTCCCGTACGTTACGCTCTTGATCCTTCCCTGTGCAAGGCCCCACATCGGAACGTCATGGGACACCCGCACAAGGTCCCCGCGCGTTACGACAAGGGATTCAAAATCTTGGTTGACGGTAAAGGTTTCAGGCCGAAGGCGGCGGCACGCAAGGAGGTACCTCCCGAATTTCTTGACGGCAGCAGAATTCGTCATTCCGAGGTCTTTCACGGAGAGGGATTCGAATTCGGATGCGAGGGTATTGGCAGGAGCAGATGTTCCTGTATAGTCCCTCAGTACCCCATCCCCGTCAGTATCCCACTTGTACCCGTTGTCAAGAACGACCAGCTCATCTTCGGCCCAGTTCTCCGCCGCGTTGATGAACTTGATCTTGTACGCATGGGGCATCTTCTCGAAACTCTTGGCTCCGGAGAATCCCCAGGAATTCCTGGGAGAGATGTGCTGCACAATCGTTGTCTGTGCTTTGTCTGTGACAGAGGAGTACAGCCCATCTTTCAGCGTTAATGAAGAACGGCAAGAGGCAAGGATCTCCGTGAGCATCTGACGCAGGGTCGTATCGGAAGTGTAGACACGGTTGAACTGGAAGGCATTCGTCACACAATAGGCGTACAAAACCCCAAGCTCGGCAAGGTCTATCTTCGTTGTATCCGTGATCGGTCTCGGATTGATGGGGCCGGTCAAAGCATGGAGGAAGGCGGCAGCGGGGTTGGTACTCAGAGTCTCGTCGGCATCGACAGACCAGTCCGTTATCGCGGAGCCCGCGCCGTCGTACGTCCGATACACCTGCTCAACAACGCAATTGAGTTTCTCGATTGATCCGGACAGGGACTCGGAGGCCCGGGCCTTGACTGCAAGGAAGCACACGCCCTTCATGTCGTCGTCGGATAAGCCTACGGTATTCTGGCCCGTGATGGAGCGGAGAGCGGACCAGACCACGGCGTCCGTGCGGTCGCTGTTCTGCGCATCGAAGGTTTCCCTCTGTACGCGGACTTCGTACTGCCCGGAAGTCAGACCTGTTTGGGTCCCTGTATATCTGATCGTATGGGGTATCTGCTTGGTGAACACTCCGGAGGAGGAACCGGAGAACGCAGTGCCTTCGATCCACGGGACGGAGTTTTTCAGGCGGTAGTACCACTTTACGGTTGTGGTACAGGGATTCCTGTCTCCTCCTGCCCAACCTATGAGTCCGGAAGGGAACTCAATTTCTACAGAGATATCTTCTGTTTTCTTCGAGGTTTCGATTACGGGAGAGGAAGATGAGGTATATTGGGCGAGCCCTGTGGCTGCTTCCGTCACGAGAGTCCCTGAACCCGAGACCTTGAATGAAAGGCCGTTGGGGGCTACGTAGGAAACGGGGAAGGTCCATGAATTCGCGGGGCTTGAGTAGGTCACAAAATCACCTACCTGCAAGGCACCATACTTCACATCGTCGTCGTAGGAGAGGAAGCTTCCGGAGTTCCGTGTTATTGCGCGCGTGGTGGAATCCACGGCGAATGTGAGGGAACTGGCTCCTTGATACGCGGTTATGTTGGCGGTCTCCGCTGTCACTTTTCCCGAAGCCGTGGAGGACATAAGACGGCTTCCACTGAACCAACCAATACCGAAAGATCCGTTATACGCGGCATTGGTAAAGCCGCTTATATTCACCGCTCCTGCACCATACTCCAATCCTGACCAAAAACCTGCAACTCCTGTAAATTGCAGACGACGACCTATAGAACCGTCCATCTCATCATCCGCAGTCACAGATCCCGTAAAAATCTTGGCTCCTACGGTAGATCCTTGCTCTGCTCTCCACCTTTCAAGAGGAAGATTGAGATTCTGCTCCTTGATAACCTTCCCGACTCCGAGGAGGTCGAGGTATGTTTTTGCAGAGGCAGAGCCTTGGTGAATGGAGACCTCAACAGTCCCCACCGTCCCTGTGGTAACATCGATCTGGGAGGCTGCGTCTACGGTATTGCGTCTGTCTCCTACGTTGGACGCCACAACAGAATCCCCGAACTTGATGTCGGAGACCTTCACGCTCCCATCGGATCTCGTCTTGTCCGCATAACCGAGGGCGAAGAGCATATGGACGTACTTGTCTTCCCCATCCGTACCGGATATTGAGGTGTGAGGAGTTGTCCAATAGGAGGGAGTGAGGAGGTGCTTTCCGAAAACAATAGGGACGGGGCCGTCTTGCTCGGCTGAATTGGAGGCTCCGGATACGTCCTTCCTTCGCTCCGTGCTACGGTCTCCGGTATCCGCCGTTTCCGCCCATGCTGACAGAATCATGGAACCGCCGACTGACATGAGCCCGTAGCCTACGACGGCTCCGAAGCCGGTCCAACTAAACGCCAACGAAGTCGCAAGACCGATGCCCGCAATGAGCGTTCCTCCTCCTATGAGAAGGGCATCCCAAAATCCCTCGGATTCCGTACCCGAAGAATTCGGATTCGGGATTCCCGCAGGTACGACACGGACAAGGAGGGTATCCCCATCTTTTAGCACAGTAGCTTCAAACGACTCCTCAGGCAATCTGTCGTCATTCAGGACGACAAACAAAGAGCTGTTTTTCTTCAGTCCTTCTATCGAATCCAGAGCCTGCCTTACGGAGAGCCCCTCCGCAACTTCGAGGATCTTCCGCTCCGACATGAGAGGGTGAAGAAAGGCGACTACTCTGGGCATACTGGCTCCTGTGCTATACTATTCGGTACTACACTACGCGGTAAAACCCTCTGACCCTGGATGCAATCCTTATGTCGGAAAGGCGGGAAAGACGCGAGGAATCCCGCCCGAGGATATCTGAATGTAGCACGTTATTGGGGGCCACGTAAAGGCCGACGTGACAAGGAAATCCACGAAAGGTCATAAGAACAATGTCGCCTTCGGCGGGGACATCGACTTTCGTCGGGCGGAGGGATGTTATCGCGTTATCGACCACTTCGGCCAGCCACTCCTTTTCCAGCTCCCCGTAAGAACTGGCAAAAGAAGGAAGGTCTTTTCCATATTCGTTTTTGAGAACCAGTCTGACGAGGCCCCAGCAATCGCAGCCTTCCAGTGTACGCCCGTGAGGGACAAAGGGTATTCCGGTATATAAGGATACGTTCAGCACAGCCTATGCTCCCTCTGCTTCAACCAAACAACCCCGGAGCATTCTGCGCGGTGGCCCTTACCGGCCCCATCTGGTTATCGAGTCTGTCCTCGTATACGAGATCTCCGGATACCGTGTTCACGTCGTACGTGACGGCCTTCAAAGAGTACTCCCAAGGCACCATCTCCTCGAAGTCCCCCACTCCGTCATTGGGGAAGAACATGGCACGGGCGCGTATTGTCGGGGAGTTTACGAGGGTTCGTATGGCCGAAATAATGAGCTGATCGACGGCAGATATTGTTATCCTTGCATTGGTGATGCTGTCGTCGGTCTCTCCGGGGTACTGGATGGAGAAGGGAAAGGGAAGATACACATGACCGCTATAAGTGATGGATTCGGTGTTGTTGCAGAAGTAGATTGTATTTGCGCCAACCAGCGTAATAAAGTCGGCCTCGGCGGAGTATATTTCGAGAAGGGTGGGGGTCTGCGCAAAAGTCTGCGCCGCCTGCATTGCCAGCTTGGCTGCGTCGGAAATTGTGGCTCGGCTCAAGGTAATACCTCCAAGGAAAGAGAAGCGAGAACCTCAAATCCGAGCAACTGAGGGTCCGGAGGCTCCAGGAATCTCACGGACAAGGAATCTCCTGTCAAAGGATCAGTGTAATCGAAGGGAATCGCCCCTCCGGCCAAATCCGTGTAGTAGAACGTATCCAAGTATGCCTTCTGCGCGCGGGAAAGCCTTAAACTATGAGTCACAGCAGTCGGAACGGCGGAGTACCTTCTGCGCTCTACAGTGGGATCGCCCTCCTTGGAGCGGAGAACTCCATCCGCGCTCTGCTCGGAGAAGTTATCCTGAAGGGGAAGGGCAGGGAGAGTTGAAGGCCATGTAGCCATCTAGGTAGTCTCCTCTTTGAAATTTCCGTTCTTAGGCGGCGACTTCGCCCCATACTGCGCACTCAACTTGTCGCCCTCACCACAACACTCGCAATGAACTCCTGTCCGTTAGCCGTATACCTCGGAGCCCCTACAAACTTGACGGGAGAAGTCGATTCAGTATACGGGTTCGGCCATGTAAAAGCAACGGTTCCCTGCAGGGTATCGTACCTCCAGAACTCGTCCAAGAGCACTTTCATCGCCGCAGTAACAGCATACGCACAGGTGTAACTCGCGGGAGACCATGTATGCCGGACCCGGATCTTGTCATAGCCTGTATCCATCTTCGACCTTATGGTTCTGGGAGGAATGGCTTCGGATGCGGAAATCGGAAATTGCGGAAGTACAACGTAGGCGGAAGGCGACAAATAGATTCCCATGAAATCGGCAGGCATAAGCACAGAAGAATACCGCCTGAACTCGTCGATGACGCCGTTGCTGTTGCTTGTAGGGCTCAAGGTCCCCGAAGGAGCCAAAGTGGCGGAAGGAGCCAACGTTGCGGAGGGCGCAAGACCCGCAGTAGCGTACACGAATCCAGCGGGGCCGTTTCCGAGTACTCCTGTCGGGTAGGTGGTTTGGTCAAGAAATACAGCAGAACTCAATACAGGGAGGCCGTTGGCATAGACAGAGAGATTGGTTCCCGATCTCGTATAGCCTAAAGAGTACCACGTAGCGTCAGCCATCACCGTCTGCGGAGAGGGGGCCGTGAAGGCTCCGTTTATTATGGCCCCGAGGTATCTGGTCGTCGGGTGGATTGCGAGGGGGCAATCATGCCGAAGCAATGGGGAGGTGAGGATTCGGTAGCTTCCTGCTACGTTGGTGCCTTTGTAGGAGAAGACTATGGATTCAGACACTCACGATATCCTCTTCACGAGTACGGTAAGGTTTGCGCTCGCGGTTCCTGTTGCGGCGGCTCCGGCTGCGGTGGTTCCGAGTTTGACAGAGTTGATCGTGGCACCGTAGGTAAGGATCGTCCAGAAATAGGTTCCGGAGCCTGCGGGCATTGTCAGGGTGCCTCCGCTTGCCACGTCTATTGCCGTCTGGTATCCTACGGAACCTGCGGTGACAATACTTGTCGGGTCCGTGCTTGCGAGGAATCCGGTACTGCTGTAGACAGCCCGCGCATTCGGAACCGCCGTCGTCGCGTCAATAATGGCCGTGGGCTTGAAGGCTCCGGGGTTCTGGTACAAGAACCAGACTTCCTCTGCGGAAAGGGCGCGGTTGTAGATGCGGGGGTCGGTCTCTGTTGTTTCTACCAAACCAAAATTGTTTGCGTTTTGATAGCATCCAAAATATGCTGTCCCTGTCGCAGGGATGGTCGGAGTTGTAAGCGTCAGTGAGCCAAACAGCGTTCCATTTCGATAGGCGAGTACGCCCCCTGTTGCCCAATTCAACACGATATCATATGACATCGGAGTTGCATCGAAATCCAGGAAAAAGTTGCTTATTGTTGGCTCGACTCTAGCTGTGCCGTTCCAATAACTTATTACCAGAGTATTGGTGTTCAGCGCACGGTATATCCACAGATGTGCCCCTGTCACTGCCCCTACGTTAAATATGCCAACAGACTGAACAGCGCCAACCCCGCCCGAATGTTTGACCGAGTGGAAAGTAAAAATCGAGGGCAGGGTGAAATTATCAACCTTCGCGTAATCATTTATTCCGTCCCTTCGTAGCCCCCTCCCCGCCATCGTATTGACCGGAGTCGCGCCGTACACCGTGCCATGGTTCCCGTTTCCGCTCGAGTCTAGGGCGAGGGAGGTGTTGGTGCCGTCTCCGATGTATATCCAGTTTATAGCAAATACAGGTCCGGTTTGCCCCATGACTGTTACAAAATTAATAAAGAGATTTGTTACATCTCCGGCAACATAAAAATCAGTAGTAAAAATAGTTCCAGCAGTCTTGCTCCCAAGGTTTTGTAATATAGTATCGCCGACACCCCCAACAGTACCATAAACCACAAGCGAAGTAGTGGACTGAATCAACCTTATTTTCGCCCGATATGTTTTGAGCGTGCCTGCCGCGATGGCACGTGTAGCTCGTGCATATCCAACACTGTCTGCTGTCTTACTGCATACCAACTCTCCTCCGCTAACTGCAACAGTGGACGCGCCGCCGCCAGCAACCCCCGCCCATGAGTCTGCCGTCGCCCACGCATCTTGGAAATACGTCGGACTCGGGCCATCGGGCCATTCCGGCAGGCCCCCGAAGGCAGGAGCGCAGACGAGGCCGGATAGGAGGGATTTCTGCTCATTCAATCTGTCCACCGTATCAACCATGGCGTTAAGATTGGGTGCGTCTACCGCTACGGGGGAAGAGGAATCGTTTACGAATAAACCGGGCTTTGTTCCGACCCAAGGTGTTGCCATATACTCACTCTCCTACAATAAGATACGCGACGCCGCGCTCGTAAAATCTCCGCCATTCCCGCTTATTCCGTCCACCAGAGTCACGGAAGTCACGGTTCCGTCGTCATTATATCCCGAATCGTCCTGTCCCGCAACTACATTGAAGGAGAAGTATTGTACCAAATTAGGTACGGAGACTTCGGCTTCCGAGATGAGGCGTGCTGCGAGGTCATACGGCCAGTCCATACAATGTGCTCCTTATATAATGACAGGGCTACAAAAACCGCTCCTCCATGCGAACATCCTCAAGAACGTCGTACTCCCCCGAATCCCGGGACCCCGCGCGTTTTCAATTGAGTATCCAGTTCTCCGTTGGCAATCATCGAACGGACAGTATCCCGCAGGACAACACGAATCTGCTTTCCA